AGCAAGCTTGATGTCGTCCCAAACACCCGTTACCGTTGTTTTAATCGTATCCCAAGCTTCGGAAAAGAAAGTTTTTATTGGCTCAGTTACATTTTCGTTGAACCAAGTTGAAGCGGTATCCCAAACTGCTACAATGTCGTCCCAAAGATTTGAGAAGAACTCACTTATATCTTCCCAAGCCCCTTTGAACCAATCAACAACAGGTATAACTACATTGTCGTTGAACCAAGTTGAAGCGGTATCCCAAACTGCTTTGATGCCTTCCCAGGCGTTTATTCCCCACTCTTTGATCTTATCCCAATTTTGCCACAGAAGAATGGCGACGGCAATAAGAGCGGCAATCGCCAGGATAACCAATCCAATAGGAGAAGTCAAAAACGCCATTGCGACACCAAACGCCGTTGTTATAGCCGTGCCAACCGTGGCGGCGGTATTCCATAACCAAGTAGCTACTGTGCCCGCCACCGTTGCTATAGTGTTAGCAATTTTAGCTGCGGTGGAGGCGATCCACGCGCCAGTCTGAGCAATTAATGATCCCGTGCTCGTAATTAGATTCTTAATGAAATCGCCTGCTAACAGCGCTGCGATTGCAATAGTTACTGCCTTATCTGCAATTTTAGCGGCAGTGCTTGCAATCCATGCGGCGGTGTTTGCAATCAAAGTCGTTGTGTGTAAAATCAGGTTTTCTATAATGCCAACGATAATGTGTGCAAGACCGGCGGTTTTCCATGCAAGAAAGAAGCCTAATAAGACAGTAGTAATAGTTCGAACGGTATCTGGATTTTCCCTCGCCCAATCAGTGAACTTTATCAGTACGTCAGTCAAGCCCTCAATCACATCAACAATGGCGTCCTCTGTCCATTCAAGTATTGGCTTTAGAGTGTTTTCCCAAATATCATCAATCAGCGGTTTATTGGCTTCTATTATCACGCCAATCGCATCAATGGCTGCTGCTAACGCGTCAAGGAACGCCGGAAGTAGATCGCCAATAACCCACGCCGCCAATGGCACTAAAACATCGTTATAAAACGCAAGCAGCCCCTCCCCAATGGTTATAGCAAAGGGCGATAATGAATCCCAAAGATTTGTTAAAGAAGTGTTGAGCTTATCCCAATCAATGGACGTCGCAAGTTCTGTCAATCCATCAACAAATCCTGGCAAACCTTCTCCCAAAACCCAGGAACCAATTGGGACTAAAACCGTGTTGTAGAAATTTGTTAGCGCGTCAAAAGCGAAAGTTTTGACCGGTTCCAGCGCAATCATAAGATTTGTTACGCTATCAATAAGGGGCTGAAAGAAATCAATTAGCTTTAGCTTGAACTCCTCCACCTTTTCAGCAAGCTCGTCAAGTTCCTCTTCAAAAGGCGTGGTGTCAGGCGGCTCGATCGGCAGCACTTCTCCGCCCCCCCCGCCTCCACCGCCGGCTGCTTTTGGCTGCGCCAACACATTCAGCTTATCAAACGGAGCCAGCGCTCCTTTGGCGGCATTTCCGGCTTCTTCAGCAGCGTCTCCAAGTTCCCCATACGCCTCCGCCCCATCTTCGATAGGCTGCGTGTCTACCGCACCAACGTTTGTCCCAAAGAGCAGGTTCATCACCCGCCCAACAATGTTGAACAGGTATGTAAACCACTTGACTAATCCAATAATCTTTGGCAGGAGCTGATTTAAGATTGGAATAAGCATATTCCCGACTGACACCTTCAAATCAATCATGGCTGCGGTAAGCTGAGCAACCCTGCCAGCATAAGTTTGAGTATACTCGGCGGCAGCACCAGCATAAATAGCTCCTTCTCGCATAAAGCCATAGTACTCAGCCAGCATCTTCTGTTCTTTGGTCAACGAAGAAATGGTCACGCCTATTTCCTTTGCGTAGGCTTGCCACATTTTGTACATGTTCTGTTCGATACCAGATGAGTCGGTAAGGATAGATCGCTCAGTCCGCAAGCCCATTGTGGTCTTCTCAATGGCTTCGCCGATGTCCAGTTGCCCTTTACGCAAATAGACCGAGCTGTCTTTCATAACGAGCAGCATTTGTTCGAGCTGATCTGTGTCATAACCGCGCCCAAGCATATTTTTGTAGGCTTGCTGTGCATTCATCATCGGGACTAAGCCGTCTTCGGTAAATTCCTTCAGAAAGTCGCTGATATGCCCAATGTCTCTACCGTAGGCATTCGCCATATAACTCAAGCCCTGCCAGCCAGCTTCCATCTGCATGGCAGTCTTTACGCTGTCCTTGCCGAAGTCCACGACCTGCTTAACACTAAAAGCCACGCCAATCGCAGCCGCCAGTCGCCCCAGACTGGACATCATGCCTTTCACGCCAGTGTCGAAGCCTTTGCCGTCAATGCGCGTATTTATCCGTATACTACCGTCGTATGCCAAGCTCCACCTCCTTTCTCCCTTCCCAAAACCGCTTCTGATCCTCCTCCGGCAGAAGGCTTATAAACCTCAACTCTTCCGGATCAAGCTGATCATAGACCTCTGATTGTTCTACCAGGAAACCGTCCCCCATCTCTGCCACCAGCCGCCTTTCTTCATCGGTTAGCTTGCCGTCATAATAACGCTTTCGCAGACCGACCATCGAGTTGAAGGCAGTATCAGCCCCTAAGTCCATAAATAAGGCAATGAACCGCCACCAGTGCATGTTATCCGTTTGTAGATCAACCCCATGTGTCTGAGAAAACGCAGAATAGATCAGCCGAGCATCTTTCCTGAAAGAGTAAAGTCGCGGCTTGCCCTCGGTATCCTTTTCTGTGTCATCGCCAGCGTTGAGAAACCTTACCGCCTTTTCTGCTGCCTTCTGATAGAAACTGGTGTCTCTGTCAGCAGGAAGATCAACATAAAGTCGGTTGAGCATTAGATAAGTGTGCTCATCCTGATCAAACTCAGGATTTTCAAAGTCAGCCATTATCTGTAACCCAACGCGAAAATCAGTATTGACGGCAAATATTTCGCCGTCAATTTCAATCGCATCGGGAAACTGCTCAATCAGAAAGCTGTTCACCTTAGCTCATTACTTTCTTACCTGGCTTCTTTTTCAACTCAGCGTTCAGTTTCTTCTCTCGATATTTTGAGATATGGGTCAGAACCGCCCTGATCACTTCGCCATAAGCTTCTGGATTAAAGGTGTTTCCGAAAAGACGGTGGCAAGTACCTTCCCCAAATACTGCGTCCATACCTTCGATCACGTGATTGGCGAACTCGGTCTGAATGTCAATCAAAGCTAAGGCTGATAATGGCGCGCCGTTTTCGTCTTCACCCTCAAGCGCCCGCGCTTCGGCTTCCTTGATCTCAAAGTCTTTTTGCTTTCCATTAAGCGAACCATATAAGACCTTCAGCCTCCCGTAGAAGTTCAGGTCTTCAGCGTCAAAGGTGATCCACCTGGATTCGTCGTCATTGATGCACAGGGTTCGCTGGCTATCAGTTTTAATCTGAATTGATTCCATCAACTATTTACCTTTCTATGTGGGGCTGCCTTTATAAACAGCCCCATAATATGTTGTTACGACTAAGACGCAGTAAAGGCTTTGGTACTTGGAATGAACGTTCCAAACACGGCGTCGCCAATCACGCCGGCGGTGACACTGTGCTTGAGAGTCTTCAACGCTTCATCGCCAATTGTCTCAACAGAAATCGAGACATTATATTTCTTGGCTGGATACGCCAGATCTGGTTCGGTTCCAGTCGGAGTCTTCCACAGTTGCACAGAGACAATGCTGGTCACAACGTCGTCCAAAGTCTTGTCGCCCCATTCCAGGGCGGTCAAAAATTTTGACACTTCATCGTCTGCGTCAACGTTGATCTCAAAGGTGAACTCAGGAGCCAGGCTTTCAAGTTGCTTGCTGCCAACGTCGTCGGCAATATAGCCCTCCTCAAGATAGGTCGGGTTTTTATTGATGCTCAGGCTGGTAATGCCCGTGTTCATCAGATTGTAGGATGGAGTCTCAGTTGATGATGTGTCCATAAAGTGCTGTAGTTTTGATCTTTTTACAGTCATGTTGTTAAATCCTTTCGTAAGTAAGTTTGCAAGGCACTTCGTAAGTGCTCACATTAGATTCGCCCTGGTCAAGTAGATAGCCCTGACCAAGTGCTTCAATTTCAAAAGCAGTTTCACCACTGCTCAAGGTCGGATAGTTTTCGTCTTCGTTTTGTTCATCAAGCCATTTTCCAAAACTCTCGAAAAAACCCATCGTTTGTAATCTCGCCAGATCATCCGCGTTTGAGGCGTTGACCTGAAGCGCAAACGGGAACTCGTACATTCCGCCTTTTGCGGGGTAGTTGTATATTTGTTTGTCGCCAGGTATCGGAAATATCCCATAACTATCTGGCGTCGGTTCTAACCAGTTAACCAGAGGCGTCAAACCCATCTCGTCAAAACCTGGATAGGTTGCGATGTAGTCCTGTAACGCTTGAATGATGGTTGTGCTTTCTTCCGCCATTATCTATTACCTCCGCCGGCTATTGCTTTAGCCTGTGTGACGATCTGTTTTCCACTTGACGATTTCATCCGCCTGAACCACCATGTTCCTTTGTTGATTTTCTTGCCCACTCCGTGTACCCTGCGCCAGCCATAATATTGCGGCCTTGTGTAAGGCCGCCCTTTGGCTCTCCACATCACCATCCCTGAGCCGATTCTTGTAAGCCTCCGTCCAGACATAAGCAATTCGCCTGTATCAATGGGGATATAATTTTCGGAATAGTAAAGCACGCGAGCATCCACAAACCTTTGTGCTCGGTTATAACGGGTGTTCCACTGCGATTTGAAAGTCGGTTTCCACTTGACCAACATATCACCATAGCGGGTTTTGATGATTTTATCCTGTGGCTGTTCCACGTAAACGATAGTCATTATTTCCCGCCAATCTGAACGTGCTGTAAGGCTGGGGAACCGTAATCTTTCCAGTCCACAGTTCTCACCTGGATTGTGCGCGGATAAGCGGCAATCAAGGCGGTTGGGGTATAGCTTGCGCTCAACTCCTGGCTTACAACCTCAGGGACTAAATAATCGCCGATCTTGAAAGTCAATGACCCCGATCGGTTTGTGCCGTCTTTGGTTATGAACGGTACGTAGACAATCGCCTTATCCGAATCAACCAGACCAGATTTTGCAGTATTGGCAACCTTCTGAGCTTGCCACATGACCTCATCAACCACCGTGCGTTTGAAAACGTTGGCAGTCGAGGTCTTTGCGTACCAGGTCATTGTGTGCGGAAACTTGCTCATCACAGCCTCTTATAGCGGTATTTGTTAAGAACGTCCTTCTCACTTAGCAACAAAGTCCGCGCAGCCGACACGCCTTTATCAGACTCGCCCGCTGTGCTTCCTGTGTCTTCATAGCTTTCAGACCAATCCCCGACACTCACAGACTTCACCCCAGACACAAAATCCTGCCGCAGGGCTTTCAGTTGCGCTTGGTATAGCCGTGATGCTGAACGATAACAAACGCCTTTCACATCGTCTGGTATGCTGGCGTAGCCATGGTCATAGGTGACGCTGATGTTGCGAGCGCCAACCGTCCATACGTCGTGCTTACGCCAGAGCACTCCGTTCTCAGCCAGGGCATAATAAGCAGGGTCGAGCAATACGCCGCTAACCTCTACTCTCGCAATTTTAGTCACCGGAAGCTCTGGCAAAAATAGTTTGGCTGAGCCTGTACCGTCGAGTAAAACTGTATCATCCTGGGACTGCTCGATGTTCTGGTTGCAGTAATTTTTGATTACCGCCGTCGCCTCTTCAATTGCCTGAAGCGCCTGTGCGTCATCCGTAGGGATATTTGTCCCTAAAAACGTATTGATGTCACCTACTGAGCAAAATCCCATCGGTCACCTACTTCCCTTTTCGTGCTGTGGACTTTTTAGCAACAGCCTTGTCCTCAACAGGGGTTTCCATCTTGTTCTCGACCTCGCCGGCAAATTCTTTTTCACCAAGGCGACGATATTTCAGTCCTTGCCTTTCCGCCTCTGACCTCAACATCTTGATGCCTTGATACTCGCCAATCGGCACAATCACAAGCTCGTCTCTTTGATCCATAATCAATTCCTCTCAAGGGAGGGGAAAGATGCCTCGCCCCTCCCCGTTCTAATTGCCTAAAGTTTAGCCAGAGGTGGTAGCAAGCTCAACAAATGACTTCGGGCGTAAGACACCGAAAGCAGCACGAGCTTCAGCCAGCACCGCAATCAGGTTGCGAACAAAGAAGTCGGCATGGCTATCGCTAATGCTGACGGTTACCTGCTGGCGATCCCACATCACAGCCTGTTTCCAGTTTGCCAAGTAGGCCTTGCCGGCGGTAATATACTGAGACTCAACCACAGGAACGCGCCACATAGACTGCTGATAAGGCAGATAAGGCGCGGCGGCAAATAGGGCTAATTCAACTGCCTCCCAGTCTGAGGGCGCCATTACAAAGGCGGTCGGCTTGTCCAAGCCGTTCACAGCCAAGTTGGTGATGGCTTTACGGGCGGTAGTCAAAATATCAGTGCTGAAAGATTGAGTCAAAATGTTCGGCGTATTCACTACACCAACAAAATCAGGGGCTGCGGCGCCGTTCAAGAGGTTGTTTTCAACTTCATCTTTGATAGAGTCCCGCAATTCCTGGTCTATGATCCCGCGCAACTGAGCGGCATCTGCAAGAGCACGTTTTGTCACCGGCACCCATACTGCAATGGTTTGTACTGGGGTGGAGACTCTCCCGAATGCCATCGCGCCTTCTGGCTTAATCCCGTCAGAGAGGCTGGTTGCCTCAGCAACGCCAGCCGCCTGTGTTACTTTAGCAGTTTGCTGCACGAACTCAACCGTATCACTGTTAGTACTGCGAACACCGATCAAATCTAACATAGTGAGGGGTTTGCGTCCCATAGGCACGTAAATTCCGGTGTCGTCATTCTGAATGAACGCGCCAGCAGAAGTCCCGGAAAGACCAGTAATGAGGTCTTTCTTTTCAAACGGCATTTCAACTTTGAACGCCGGAGAGTTCAAGCCTTTTGCCGATTCAGGAATGTTTCCGTTGGGAGCAACTTGTTTCATCCAACCGCGATACTGATCACTTTTAACAAAACGCTCACCCAGACTGCCGCTTACTTCCCGCGGCTCCTCCTCGCTGCTCTTCACGGCGGCGACTTCGAGTTCTGCGATTTTCTTTTCCAATGCAGCATCGTCCAGACCCTGCTTGGCTTCGTTGACCATGTTCTGAGAGCGATTGCGCTCATCTTCAGTCATGGGGCGACCCTCTGAGAGAGCCTTTTCTACAATTTCACGGGCATCGCCCAATGTTTTCAAGAAATTTTCATTATTCATTTTCTGCCTCCAAAGCAATTATGTCGATTAATAGTTTTACGTCAGCAGGATCAACGCCGCTCTCATTCCCGATTTCAACGGTCTCTGATTCAGTTTTGACCTCTTGCTCCATTTCTGGCTCAGGTTCTACGCCCTCGCTCTTAATGTTTAATGTTTGCGTGTCGTTCCCTGCCCCAATAAATACAGGCGAAACTTCAAACGCCTTGAGTTTCTTCAGCACACGCACTTTCTGCCCATCCACCTTATCTTCTGATGAATCAAGCGCTTCAAATCCGTAGCTCCACTCTTGTAAGTCTCCCAAGTTCTTGACGGTCTTATAGGTCTCAAGTCCACTCTCGGTGTCAAGGAAAAACATCCCGTCTACCCAAGCTTTCTTTTCATCCTGGTGAATTTCACCCCGGCCAACGGGCAGGTTTTCCCACCTGTGCCCCCAGGATGCGATCTTGATTTTCGCTCCGTCTTCAAACGCACCAGGCAGAGTTACATCGCCATGTTTGTCAATTACATCGAACCAACTGAACACGGCTTTGAATTGTCCCGTTTGGTCGGCGTTCTCCTTGAACTCCAACTCGGTATTAAATGATTTCTTTTCCATATTCTTTATCCTT